ATGGGAAGCGATGACCTCATCACCAGCACGCAGGCCGCCGAGATTCTCGGCGTCGACCGCGCGACGGTGTCCCGCTGGTCTGACGACCGCCTCAAGCCGGAGGCGCGCAAGCTCCACGTCGCCAAGCAGCTGCCCGGGCAGTCCGGCGCCAGGCTCTTCGACGTCAACGACGTGCACGCCCTGCGCGCCCGGCTCGACGCCGAGAAGGCCGCGGCGGCGGCCGCGAAGGCGGCCGGCCGATGAGCAGGGCGGAGAAGGGCCTGGACTACGGCCCGACCGACGGCTGCTTCAACTTGATCGCACGGGCCGCCCTGGCGCTCGTCGTCCTCGCCCTGGTGCTGGCGGGCTGCCAGTCGTCGTCGAGTAGCGGCGGCGGTGGTGGCGGCATGAACGGCACGCCGCACCACATCGGCGAGGCGTGGAAGAAGCCCCTCGACTTCGCCGTCGACGCCGCGCCGTGGGCCTTCGCCGCCTTCGTGCTGCTGGCGTTCGCCGGTGCTCTCGTGCACGCCCATCGTCGCCCGCGTCACGGGCGTCACCGAGCCGCTGGGTGAGGTGTGCGGCGGACCTTCGCCCCCGGGGGAACCCCGCACACCCCACCCAGCTCCAGCCTGCGAGCCCCCGGACATCAACGACGTCGCCGCGGGCAGCCAGCCCGCAAATGGACGGGCCCCGGTCACGCCGAATGTGACCGGGACCCGCTGACCACCGAGAAGGAGATCCTACCGATGGACACCGACACCCTGTGGCAGATCCTCGCCGTGGCGGGCTTCGCGGCCGCCCTGCTCGCGTTCGGCGCGTTGTGCGGCTGGGCCCTGTACCGCAACGGCCGCCGCGACGAGGCCATCGCCCGCGACGAGGACGAGGCGTGGTGGGACACCACGGTGCGCCGCGCCCCGGACGTCGAGCCGACCCCGCCGGACCTGGCCGTCGTGGCCGGCGTGACCCCGCTGCCGCGCCGCGAGCCCGGCGCGACCCGGGTGGGCGGCTGGCTGCCTCCGCTCGACGACCCGCGGGTGACCCGGTACCCCGACCAGCCCGCCGCGCAGGTGAAGAAGCGCAGCTGCCGCGAGTGCGGCTGCACTGACGATGACGCCTGTGAGGGCGGCTGCAGCTGGGTGGAGCCGGACCTGTGCTCGACCTGCGGCGGCCCGGCGGACCGCGACGAGACCGACGTGAAGACGGCCAGCGTGAAGACGCTGAAGGTGACGGTGCCCCGATGATCAACACCGTCCTCACGATCGTGTTCACCGCCTTCTTCGCGGGGTGCTCGGTGATGCTGGCCGCCGGCCCGTACTACAAGGCGAAGCGGCAGCAGCGGATGTGGCTGCACTCGCACGAACGGGGCGACCGGTGAGCGCCGGCACCCGGTACAAGCGGCCCCGGCGGCGCCCGATCACCGGCCTCACCGTGCTGACGGTGCAGGGCGAGGGCGGCGACCGCCTCACCCACGAGCAGGCGATCGACACGCACCCGGTGACGGGGAAGACGACGCAGCTGGGGCACTGCTGCTACTGCGGCGGCTGCTGGCCGTGCTCGACCGTCCGCGTCTACGCCGGACCGGAGGCACCATGACGACGCCGGTGGAGCAGACGCCGTCGATCGAGGCCGTCGTCGCGGCAGTCCTGGTGGCGCACCAGCGCAACACCGCGGGCTCGTGCTTGTGCGGCTGGTCCGAGCTCGGCCACTCGCACGCCGGGCACGTGACCGAGGTCCTGGCGAGCGCGCGCCTGCTCGCCGCGGCGCCGGTGGTGCGCGACGGCTTCACGATCGAGGCGCCGCCGGTCACCCCTGGCGCGCGGCCGAAGGACCTCGAGGTCCTGCTGACCCGGGCCGCGCAGGTGGTCCGCCGGCGCGCCGCGAAGGTGTCGTACTGGTACCCAGACGCCCAGATCGACGTGCTCGCCTGCGTCGTGGTCGAGGGCCGCGACACCGTCGTCGCCAGCGACCTCCACCCTGACCTGGCGTCGTACTGGTCGACGTGGGACCCGGCGACCGCCGTCGCCGTCGCGGCACTGCTCGAGCACGCCGCCCGGTGCATCCGCCTGGACGGCAAGGTCGGCGACCACCAGCACGCGATCGCGCTGGCCCGCTCGATCATGCGCCGGGCGGGTGACGCGCCATGACCGAAGAGCAGCTCGCGCGGTGGCGGCAGGCCGAGCTGATCCGCCGCAAGCGGGCCCGACGCGGTGGCCGTCGCCGTGCCGGCGGGTTCGGCCGCTACCTCGGCATGCAGGTGCTGCCGCCCGCGCTGCCGGCCCGGCCCGCAGCGGCAATCACTCCCCCGGAACAGCCCGATCAGGAAGGCACCACACCGTGACCAGGACACCGACAACCACCACGCCACCGTGGCAGGCGCGGACCGCGCTGCGCATCAGCGCCGACACCGGGCAGGCCTGGGTCGACCTCGAACTCATCGCACCGCACGAGGCGAACGTGCGCCGCGAGCTCGGCGACCTCACCGACCTCGTCGCCTCGATCCTCGAGCAGGGCATCATCGAGCCGCTGATCGTCGCGCCCCACCCCGACGGTGACCCGGGCTTCGTGGTCGTCGCCGGGCATCGCCGCCTCGCCGCCGCCCAGCAGGCCGTTGAGGCCGAGGTGCCGGTGATCGTGCGGCCCGACCTCGACACCGAGGCCAAGGTCATCGAGGCGATGCTGACCGAGAACCTGCACCGCGACCAGCTGACCCCGGTGGAGGAGGCCGACGGCTACCAGCGGCTCGCCCTGTTCGACTACACGCCGGTCCAGATCGCGAAGAAGGTCGGCCGGTCCGAGACGACGGTGCGGCGCCGACTGCAGCTCGCCGCGCTGCCCGACGGCGCCCGCGATGCCCTGCACGCCGGCCAGATCACCCTGCACCAAGCCGACGAGATCGCCCAGGTCGTCAAGCCCGACGACGACGAGGCGGTGAAGCAGCTGACGAAGGCGGTCGGGAAGGGCGACAACGAGCTGAAGCTCGAGCTGGACCGGCTCCGCCGCCGCGCCGAGTTCGAGGGGAGGCTGCAGGAGCAGATCGACGTGCTCGGCGGCTACGGCGTGGCGACGGTGCTGCGGGTCAGCTCCGGCCAGCGGGCGGAGGGGTGGGAGAGGGGCCGGTTCCTCGGCCCCGAGATCGACGAGTTCCTCGCCAAGGTCGACGCCGGCGACGAGGAAACGCCTGAGGCGATGATCGTAGAGACCTGGCAGTACAGCACCCCGTACTGGTACACGGCGACCCCGACGCCGGCGGAGCCTACGGGTGACGGCACGCCCGCGGTGTCCAGCGACGGCGACGTGCTGCCGGGGCAACGGTCCGTGGACGACGAGCTCGCTGCGCAGCGCGAGGCGCGCGAGCGTGCCGAGCGCGAGCAGCGCATGGCCGACCTCGAGGCCGCGTCCGAGATCCGCGACGACTGGTTGGAGAAGCTGCTGACCAAGCGGGTCACGCCGGTCCAGGTCGCGACGATGCTGCGGCAGTGCGTCGCCGACCTCGCTTCGTCGGGGTCGGTCAACGATGAGGATGCAGCGCTGGCGGGTCTGGACCCTGACGTCGACTGGGGCGACCCGGCGCGGCTGCGCGCGCACGCCGACACGTTGTCCACGCCGGCGCTCGTGCAGCTGCTCTGGGGCCTGTTCCTGTACCGGCCGTCGCTGATCGGGCCGGGCTCGAACGTGGAGACCCAGGCCGCCTGGTACCTGCCGCGGCTCCAGGAGCTCGGCTACGAGCTCACCTCGGTCGAGGCCGCCCTGATCGAGCCCATCGTCCCCGACGACCAGACGACCGACGCCGACGCCGGCGAGGACGCCGGCACCTGAGCCGGTGGGGCGCGGCTGCGGGACGACTCCGTCGCATGGTGACGGCCGCCTGTCGTTTCTCGGGGAAGCTGCCGCGCCCCACCACCCCACCGGGAGGTGACCGACCATGAGCTCGACGATCCGCCGCGCTGACGGCACGAAGCCGTGCGACTCGTGCGGCGAGCTGGTGCTGTGGGCGGTCACTGCGGCATCGGGTAAGGCGATCCCGCTGAACCCGTCGCCGGTCGACCCGGCCACCCACGGGCGCGCTTTCGTTCTGATCGGTGGCGTCGCGTTCGGCTTCGTCGCCGCGGTCGCCCGCGTCGCGGCCATGTTCGACGAGCCGGAGGCCGCCGCCGCGATCCGCATCACCCAGGGCGACTACAGCGGCGCCCACCATGACGCCCACTTCGCCACCTGCCCCAAGGCCGCCCAGCACCGGCGGCGCCGCCCGACGGACCCCGCGAGGACGAGCCGATGAAGATGACGTTCCGCCCGCTGGTCTGGACCGACCCGGTCACGCACGCTGATGCCCGCCGGTCCCGGGCCACCTTCAAGGCGTCGTGGCAGAGCACGCTCACCCTGCTCGACCGCGAGCTGTGGGAGCTGGGCGCCGAGGCGCTGATCGTCGAGGCCGATTTCACCGAGCGGGACATCCGCCTGGACGGCCTGCCGAAGGGCAACGCCCGCCAGCCGGTGTTCCCCGGTGTCCGGCTGTCGTTCGATAGCCGGCACGGGCCGCTGCAGTACGCCACCGACTCGTGCGCGTTCTGGCAGCACAACGTCCGGTCCATCGCCCTCGGCCTCGAGTCGCTGCGCGCCGTCGACCGGTACGGCATCACGCGCCGGAGCCAGCAATACACCGGCTTCCGCGCCATCACCGGCGGCAACGGCGTGTCCACGGTGGCCGAGGCGAAGGCCGTCATCGACCAGTACGGCGGCACGGTGCGCGCCGCGATGCGCGCGACCCACCCGGACACCGGCGGCGACGCAGACGCGTTCAGGCGCGTCGCCGCGGCCGCCAAGGTCCTCCGCGAGAACGGAGATCGCTGATGGCCGGGACCACGTACTGGCGGGCACCGGAGGTCGAGGAGATCGCCGAGCTGCTGATCCCCGAGCACCACCAGGACCTCACCGACATGCGGATCCACTATCTGTTCCGCGCGCCGGCGGCGAGACGGTCCGGGAAGGTCAAGTACTGGGAGCTGCTGAACGAGAAGCAGCGTGTCGCACTGGTGGATCACGAGCTGTGCCACTTCGAGGTCATCGAGGACGACGAGGTCGACGGTGGCCGCCGCCTGGCAACGCGCGGCCACGACCTTGAGGAGTTCACCGCCGTGGTCGAGCGGCACGGCCTGTGGCGCCCGGAGGTCGAGGCCTTCGCCGGCGCCGCGATCGGCGCGCAGCTGGAGCTGTCCCTGACCGACGTGCGGGACGGCAGCGATGCGGGCTGAGGGGTCCGCGGTCGGCGGCGGCGTGTACGGCGACGCCGGCCCAGATCTGCCGCGCGAGTCCGCGGGCCGCGACCCGCGCACGGAGCGGCCGCGGTTCCAGTGGCCGAAGCCGAACCCGGACGGGCCACCGCCGGGCGCGCCCCTCCGCGCCAGGGAACTCTTCACTCGCCGCCACATCACCTTCGTGGAAGCTGTCGATGCCGGCATCCCCGTCGACGACGAGGCGCGCGCCTTGGCGAACGACCTCGCGCCATCGGCCGATGTGGTCGCCGCGACGCCGCGTGCGAACCCGGCGTCGTCCGCCGCTGAGCGGCTGCGCAAGCTCGGCGGCACGCCCCGCATCGTGCGGGCGTGGGCCCGCGCGAACGGCATCCCGGTCACCAGCCGCGGCACCATCGCCTACCACGTCGTCGACGCCTGGGCGGCCTCCCGCGAGGGGGCCGTCGCGCGGCCGCGGATCCGCGTCAGGAGCCGCCCTGACGGCTTCTGGCGCTGGGCATGCCTCACCGGCGACTGCACCGAGTACGGCTTCAAGACGACGTGGGAGGCCGCGCTGCAGGTCGGCCTGGACCATCTGGCCGAGGACCACGCCCAGGCCGCGGTGGAGGTGCCGGACGGGTGAGACCCATGACGCCGCCGACCGCTGCCTGCCGGGGCCCGCCCACGGCCTACATGATCCACGGGGGTCTGACGTTGCCGTTCTTCCAGGTCGACGACCGTCTTCACGTCAACCGCAAGGCCATGCGGTTGGCGGAGCTGGCGTTGTCGAACGACCCGATGGGCTTCGCTGCCCTGGGCGTGTGGACCTTGGCCGGGTCCAAGTGCCAGGACAGCGGAACGGACGGCGTGGTCACCCGCGCCGGCCTGCTCCAGATCGTGCTGAACCCACCTCTCGCCGACGCGCTCGCCCACCTGCTGGTGGACGCTGGGCTGTGGCACCCCGCTGGGCATGACTGCTCGCGGTGCCCCGCTGTCGACGCTGGGACGTGGCTGTTCCACGACTGGTTCGCCCTCGGGTACGACCCCGCGGCGACGGTCCGGATCACCCGTGCGCAGCGGAAGGAGCTGCAGAGCCCCCGGATCCGCAACGCGGTGTGGGCGCGCGACTGCCTCGACCCGGCCGAGCCGAACATCGGCGCGTGCCGGTACTGCGGCCGCCGCCTGAACCGCAACGACCGCAAGGGCGACACCCAGCCGACGATCGACCACGTCGACCCGACGCTGGCGCTCGGCCCTCGCAACCTGGTGCTGTGCTGCAAGCCGTGCAACCAGCGCAAGGGCCGCCGCACGCCGGAGCAGGCCGAAATGGACCTGAGACCGGCCCCACGCGCCCTGGTGGACGACACGCCGGTCGTGGCCGCCGCTGAACCCTCTCAGGGGCGTTCGCCGGCCACGACCGACGCTGTGCCGCCCACCGGCGCCGGATCCAACAGATATCCGCCGGATATCCAGCACTCCGGCGCTGTCCTCGTGCACGCGTACGGGGCCGCGGGCGTGCCCGCGGGCTGGTCAGGGTCAGGGCGGGGTAAGCCCGTAGAACAGGGCCAGCCGCCGCCTGCCGCCCGCCGGCGCCGCCGCCGTGGCCGCGGTGGCCGTGCGGACCCGGACAGCGATGAAGGACCACAGCGGCCCGCACAGCCCCGCTGGGATGCCGGGCCCGCACCGGAGGTCCCCACACCAGGCAGGTTCGGCTCCCCATGGCATGGCTGGACCGGGCCAGCCTCCACCGTCGACGACGAGGCCACCTGCACAGAGCACGGCCTCCCCGACCCATGCCGCAAGTGCACACCACTCACCGAAGGAGCCAACGATGGATGACGCCGAGATCCGCACCGACAACGACTTCGCGATCGCCTACAACGCCGGCCACGGGCTGGTGCCGCTGCTACCGGTCCAGGTCACGACCAAGCAGCAGGCGTACCGGGTCGCGGCCTACATCAAGATCATGGGTGACCTGCTGCCCGACGAGCCGGTCGCGTCGACCTACGACGAGGTCGAGCGCGCGATCAGCAACACCTGATGGCGGGCACGGAGCTCAGCGAGTACGCCCGTCGACGGGCAGAGGAGAACCACGCGCTGCGCAAGCTCACCGATGTCCTGGAGCGGACGCGGAAGGCGCTGAGGGGTCTGCCGCGGTCGTGCCCGGTGCATGGCCGGGAGTTCGCCGCCGCCGGGCTGGAGCCGTGGGGTGAGCCGCGCTGCGAACAGTGCAAGGTGCCGGCCCAGCTGACTCGAATTCTCGGACACCTCGACCACGCCATGGAGGACGCACGATCATGAGCACTGACGAGTTCGACCTGGGCACCGTGTTCCACGAGGTGTGGGCCGCGGCTGCCGATCCCGATCCGGGCGTGGTCGCTGCTGCGCTCCTGGCTCGCATCCCGAAACGCCATTACGCTGACGCGCTCGCCCAGGCCCTACGCGGTTACACACGGGTGCAGATCGGCGCCCAGCGCCGCCCGGGCCACGGCGGCCCGGTGTCTCGGAAGGTGTCCGGGATCCGTGAGCAGTACGCGATGGGGTTCCCGCTGTCGGGCGGGTGGGAGACGCCGGACGGGTGGAAGCGGTTGCGCGACTGCACGCGCGACGATCTGTTGTTCGCTGCGTCCCGTAGGCGGTCGATGGCGGCCGCCAACGTCGCCGTCGCAGAGCGGCTGGAGCAGCTCGCTGCCCTCGTACCTGCCGATGGTGTGGTCGCCAGCATCGATCCGGAGGTGCTCGACGCCGCGGCATGACCCATGACGACCGGGCGTCGGCCATCTGGGCGTCGCAACCCAATGAACGTGCGCCGGCGCCCGGTCCAAGGACTCCCCTCGCACCAGCCAGATCGTCGATGCAGCCCAACTTGCAATCGCTGGTGCGAGGGGGACCACAGGCACGGCAGCGGCCACGGCCAGAGCGAAGCCCAGGACAGACACGCTGCTGCCGCTCAACCGCTCCCCCGCCGGCCAACGGGATCCCGATACCCAACTTCTCCGCGCCGGCGGGGGAGCACGAACGATCTGGAGACGAGCATGGTTGATCTGGCGGATCGGACGCTGCAGTTGCTGGCGGACGTCCTCGACGATCTGGAACGGACCCGGGTGGCCAACGAGGCGCGGTTACGGCAGCTCACCCGCACCGACGCCGACAGCGACGGTTTGGAGCGGGGGTTCGGTCTGGACCTCGCCCACCCGGACGTGCAGCGACTCGCCGGGATCGTCGACGCGATCGCCCAGCTGGAGCACCAGGCCACTCTGAACGTGCAGCGTCAGCTGCGGACGCATCCGCTGGGGTCGTGGGCTGCGGCCCAGAGGGGTGTCGGTGAGAAGCAGGCCGCGCGGCTCCTGGCCGCGGTGGGTGACCCGTACTGGAACGATCTGCATGACCGCCCCCGGACCGTAGGTGAGCTGTGGCAGTACTGCGGTCACGGTGACCCGGCCAGGAGCAGGAAGCGCCGCGGCTCACCGATCGAGCACTCGCCGGAGGCGAAGACGCGTGTGCACCTGGTGGCATTGTCGATGCTCAAGGCCGGCAATCGTGCCGCCTACGACGACCGCCGCGCCGTCACGTTCGACCGGACCCACCGTGAACCGTGTGTCCGGTGTGGCCCGTCGGGGAAGCCGGCGCCGGCGGGTTCGGAGTGGAGCCTGGGCCACAGGCATGCCGACGCACTCAGGGTGCTGGGCAAGCAGGGCCTGCTGCTGCCGTTGTGGCTGGCGGCCAGGGAGATCCACGACGTGGGGCCCTGATGCCGGGCGCGTGGGGTTCTGGTGGCACCTGGGCGTGGCGGAAGATCCGCGCGAAGGTGCTCGAGCGTGACGGCTGGGTGTGCCAGCTGTGCGGGGGGCTGATCGACCGCACGCTGCCGTGGGATCCGCTGAGGCCGGATCCTGGCTACGGGTCGGTGCACCACACGCGTGGCAAGGAGTTCGGTGACGATCCGGCCCAGCTGGTGGCCGCGCACCTGGGGTGTAACAAGGACGTGGGCAAGCCGAATGACGGGGGTGGGGATCCGGACCCGCGCCCGTGGCGAACGGCCCCGGGGTAAGCCGCACACCCGGGGTCTGGTGAACCCGGGGGTGCAGCCCGGGGGTGCCGAACGAGCGGCCCTGGCTTGAGGGGCGGCACGCTGGGCTGGTGGTCATCCGCGGTGAGGAGGAGGCGAGGACGTGGGCGCGTGGGTGCTGTGGCTGCACGGTCAGGACCTGCAGAGCAAGTACGGCTTCGGTGATGGCGACATGCCGGACGTGGTGTGGGAGGCGCTCGAGGACGAGCACGGCATCGAGCTGGCCCGCGCCGTGGACTGGCATGTGGTGCTCCAGTCCCTGGTGCGTGAGTACCTGCTGCCACTGGTCACGCCACCGATCGAGGTCCACGACGTCGACACCAACCACAAATCCGATCCGCACCGCCGACCAGCGCGACCTCAGCGGCGCTGACGTTGCTGTGCCGCTCGACGCCGTCGTCGCTCGGTGCATGCAGATCGAGGCCGATCGAAGATCATCAGGGGTCTGACCAGCGACGATCGATGCTGAGAACTACCTCGGATCGGCGTGCCGCCGACAGTCTCTGGCCGGGCCTCCCTCCCCCCGGACCTCTCCCCGAATGGGGTCAAGATCATCCCCCAGCGACGTTCTGACCAGCACAAACGTGGCCTGAGTCAGCTGGCGGCCACAGGCCGCTCACCAACGTGTCCAGGTGCTGAGATGGGGGTAAGGTGAGGCGCGAGGGTGGGGGCACTGGTGTAAGCGGAAGCACAGGGCGAACAAGTCCCGGGCTCCAGCTCGCAGGAGCTACTCCCGGTGGAAACCAAGGATCTCGGTTCAAGTCCGAGAGTGCCCCCCTCTGACCAGGCACGATGCCGCAGGTCAGAGGCCGGAATCCGGCTGGTCCGGATTCGCCGCCGGCGCGCCGCTGTCGGGCTTGCCGACGAAGGGGATGTCCGGGAGCCCGACGGCCTGGAGCACGCCGGCGGGGTCGTAGCCGACGCCGGTGAGCAGCTGCGCGGACTGGGCCTTGGAGACGCGTTCGCGGTCGTCGGCCTCGCGGTCCTCGGGGACGATGCGGTCGTGGTCGAACTCGCGGCCTTCGGCGGTGCTGCCGAACATGGGCAGCAGCCGGTGGTTGAGCGCTTCCTTCCAGCGGCGCGCCCGCGGCCGCGCGAGCCAGCGGGCGAACTGCACCTCGCCGGCGAAGGCATTGGCCTTGTTGACGTCCTCGGAGATGCCGAGGATGTGGGCGTGCATCCCGAACGCCTCGCGCAGGAGCTCACGGGAGATGCCTCGCAGCTCGGCGAACTGCATGTCCTTCATCGTGTACTTGCGCTCGGCCCACTTCACGCCGCCCTCAAGGACGGCGACGCGGTGGGCGTTGTGGACGCCCTGGTGCATCTCCCTCCACCGCAGCACGAGCTTCTCGAACTCACCGTCCTTGAGGTTGCCCTCGGTCTCGAGGTGGCCGCCGGGCTCGGCGCTGTTGATGAAGAAGTTGCGGTTCCACTCGGCGGCGTAGCGGGCGGAGTCCAGGTCGACCATGGCGGCCTGCACCGGCCCCATGCCGCGGTAGACGTCGAGCGGGTTCGGGTACTTGAGGTGGATGACCTCGTCGACGCGCAGCGGGACACGCTCGCCGTTGGGCCCGGTGTAGAGGTAGCCGCGGAGGAACTCGGTGGGGTGCGGCACGGGCTGCATGCGGTCAGGCCGGACCGGCCACAGCTCGATCGGGATGTCGATGCCGGGGTAGCGGACGACGACGAGCCAGGCCTCGCCGGTGAGGTCGAGGTGCTGCTGCCCGATCTCGAACAGGTCGAACCTGGTCATGAACGGGTTCGGGTTGTTGATCAGGTTGAGCGCGGCGTGACGGACGATCTCGGTGCGCTGCGGTTCGTCGCCGGTGGCGGTGACCCGGCGGGAGTCGGTGCTCTTCTTGTACAGGTGCCACTCGACCTGGGCGACGGCGTCGGCGATGCGAGACACGATGGCGAACAGCGTCGACACTTGGCCGTAGGAATCCATCTGCGAGCGCGCCGAGTTGTCGAGCTGACCGGCAAACGCGCTGGTCAGGGCCTTGCCGACGTACGGGACGGGTGCCTTGTTGAGAAACTTGCCGATCAGGCTGGTCATCGGTCGATCCTCCACTCGAGCAGGAGCAGGGCGGCGCCGGTGGCGGCGAGCCCTGCGGGGACGGCGAGCGTGAACGCCGCGGCGGCGAGGCACGCCAGGCCGGCGACGGACAGCACGAAGGGGTGGGCGAGCTTGCGGATCATGAGGCCATCCTGATGTTGGGTCGGGCGATGGGTGGCAGGGTGAGCGCGACGTGGGCGGCGCCGGCCATGGCGTAGGCGGCGCTGACGTGGCCGGCGCCGCGGCGGACGAACCGCCAGCCGTCGCCGGTGGGGAGCTTCTTGGAGCCGGTGATGTGGGCGTCGAGCAGCGGGTCGGCGGGGTGGATGAGCTGGCCGGCCTTGGTGAGGCCAGCCAGCCCCATGCATGCCTCGCTGACCTTGAGCCCGGTGAGCTCGACGTACTCGCGGCCGCGGTGGAGGTGACGTCCCTTCATCTTGATCATCCCGGCCGGGCGGAGGATCGGCGCGAACTCGGCTGACGGTCCGCTGGGGAACCAGGCAACAGCTGTGGGTGCGAGGTCGTCGAGCACGTCCGCGAGTTCGGCCCGCGCGGCCGCGGCCGAGGGCCAGGACTTGCGGATCGCCCCTCGCACGCGGCCGTCGCCGAGGTGCGCGGCGACACCCAGCGTGGCGTGCTGGCCGTCCTCGTCGACCTCGAAGCACGCGACTAGGCCGTCGGTGGGCATTCCGCCGGAGGGGTCGGCGTTGGCGTTCCAGCGGGCCAGGTCGATCGCACCGTCGAGCTGGTCGACCTTCTGGCACAGCACCTCGGTGCGGAACACGTCGGGTGGGTCCGTGCCGAGGGCGGCGAAGATCGCGCCCTCGGAGATCGTGTAGCCCAGGGCGGGGTTGGCCTGGGCGAGGGCGTCCCAGTCGTCGAGCTCGCACCCGTCGGGGCCGGACCACTCGAACAGGCCGAGCGACAGGCCGAGCGACGGGTCGCGCCCGGCGAGCGCCGCCTCGCGCAGCTGGTTGAGCACAACGGACTCGTCGTCGCCGGCGTTGCTCATGGCCCAGATCTGCGAGTAGGCCCTGGCCATGGTGGTCTTGGACAGCGCGGACCAGGCGGCCCAGTTCCGCTGTTCGCGCAGCTCGTCGATGTTGAGCTCGTCGATGGACAGGCCGCGGCCGGCCTTCCGGTTCGAGGCGGCGATCTTGTAGCGGCCGCCGCCGGCGCTCTTCGTCAGGCGGAACCACTCGTCGCCGTTTACGTTGCGGGCGACGTCGAACTCGGCCTCGAGGTCGGGGCTGGCGTGGATGGTGTCTTGGCAGTAGTTCCACTGCTCACGCGCGAGCGACACGTCCTGGGCGACGCCGAGCACCAGGCGGGCGCTGTCCATGTAGAGCCGCCACAGCGACACGATCCGCTTCAACGACGACTTGCCGTTCTGCCTGGCCACGAGCACGAGCACGGTGCGGAACCGGTAGGTGCCGTCCTCGTTCAGCTCGAGGGCGTGCTTGACCAGCCACTGCTGCCACGGCAGCAGCGGCTCTCCGATGAGCTCGGCGAACTCGATGACCTCGAAGCCACGGGTGGTCTCGCGGGTGAGTGGCCGCAGCGGCGGCGTGTACAGCCGCGGCTCGGTGCGGCCGAGGCGCTTCGAGCCGCGCAGCCGCGTGGCCGGGTCGAGGATCAGCTGCGGGTGGTCGGGGCAGTAGAGCTCGCCGGGGCGGGCGAGGCGTCGGCAGGACCGGTCGGCGCACTGCTGCCGGCCGCGCAGCGGCGACGGCCCCCTACGCCTGCCGTGCTTGGCGGAGGGCGGCGAGTCGGTTGGGGCCGGCAACGGGTGCACCTCCCCCGCGCAGCTTGGCCCGGGCGGCCGGGGTGGCGCCGAGCTGCTCGAGCGCGGCCAGCAGCTTCGGACCGAGCTCGGCAAGGACCGTCTGGGCCTGCACCTTCGCGCCGAGCCGGGCCACCATCTGCCCGGTGGTGAAGTCCTCGGGGTCGATGCGGTCGGCCAGGTCGTCGGCGAGCGCGGCCGCCTCGCGGGCGTCGTCGACGAGCGCGGCGTACCGGCGCGCCAGCTGCACCACGCCGGCGTCGACGTCGTCGGGTTCGAGCTTCGCGATGGTCTCGTCGATCGCCGGGGCCAGGAGGTCATCTGCCGGCGTCAGCCGCCTACTCGCCATCACCCGACCTCCTCCACGTTCGATAACCGGTGCACTCTGTCCGATTATCGGACACGACTGGTAATGTGTCAGTCGTGGTGGACCCCGTTCTCAGTGAGAAGCGCCGCCGCGCCGGCCGTCTCGGCGCGCAGGCCCGCTGGGGAAGCCGTGCCCCCGGCGATGGCAACGAGCCACGTGGTGGCAACGGCGATGGCAACCCGCATGGCATGTCGCACCTGAAGACCACTCGGCCGCTGGCGGCGCTGCGCGCGGGCCGCAACGACTGGTATCGCATCTCGACCAGGGCCGACGCCGACGTCGCTGTCGTGGACATCTACGACGAGATCGGCTACTTCGGCATCACGGCCCAGAGCTTCGTGCGCGACCTGCGGGCGATCAACGCGGCGGAGATCGAGCTGCACCTGAACACGCCCGGCGGGGACACGTGGGACGGCATCGCCATCTACAACGGGCTGCGTGACCACCCCGCATCGGTGACCGTGATCGTCGACGGGCTGGCCGCGTCGGCTGGCTCGTTCATCGCTCAGGCCGGCGACCGGGTCGTGATGAACCGCAGCAGCGAGATGATGATCCACGACGCGTGGGGCTTCTGCATCGGCAACGCCGCAGACATGACCGAGATGGTCGCGCTACTCGACCGCATCTCAGGCGACGTCGCCGGGATCTACGCCGACCGCGCCGGCGGCACGGCCGACGAGTGGCGCGCCGCCATGAAGGCCGAGACCTGGTACACGGCGGACGAGGCTGTCGCGGCCGGCCTGGCCGACGAGGTCAACGGTGCTGGCGACGGCGACGCGAAGAACAGCTTCGACCTGTCGATCTACTCCTACGCCGGCCGTGCCGGCGCTCCCGCTCCCGTCATCCCCACCTCGGCGCCGGCGCCCGCCGCTGCCGACCCGGACCTCGCTGTGATCACCAGCGGCCTGAAGGAGGCCTTCGCATGAGCCCCACCGCCGTGAAGCTGGAGGACATCACCGCCACCTCCAGCGTCGCCGACTTCGAGGCCGTCCTGGCCGACGACGCCAACATCAAGACCCTGATGGCGGAGAAGAAGTTCGGCGAGTTCGTCAAGGACTACGCCGACGCCAAGACCCGCACCCACCAGGAGGTCCTCACCCAGGTGCGGGAGGAGGTGCAGGCGTCGATCCAGGAGTGGGTGAAGGAGTCCGGCGGCAAGCTGGCCCGGCCGAACCTCACCCCCGACCAGGCCGACGAGGTGCGGACGAAGGCTCAGCGCGCGAAGACGTACAACGCGAAGGCGCCCGGTGCGGCGATCGACTCGAGCGAGCACGCGCCGGCGGACATGGCCGAGTTCTTCCAGGGCATCTGGCACAACCTCAACCACCTCGACGCCAGCGAGCAGCTGCGCATGAAGCAGTCGGAGTGGAAGCGGATCCAGAACTCGTACGGGTCGGCCGTGCCGGCCGACGGCGGGTTCCTCATCCCCGAGGTGCTGCGCTCGGAGATCCTGCAGCTGGCGCTCGAGGAGAGCATCGTCCGCCCGCGTGCGCAGATCATTCCGATGTCCAGCCTCGCGGTGCCGATCCCGACCGTCGACGAGACGTCGCGGGCGTCGACGGTGTTCGGCGGCATGGTCGCGTACTGGACCGAGGAGGGCGCCGCGGCCACGGTGTCGCAGGCCAAGTTCGGGCGCGTGCGTCTCGAGGCGAAGAAGCTCACCATCTACAGCGAGGCGCCCGACGAGCTGATCGCCGACGCGCCGGCGTTCGGTGGGTTCATCGGCGCCAACATGCCGAAGGCGATGGCGTTCGAGGAGGACGACGCCTTCATCACCGGCAACGGTGTCGGGCAGCCGAAGGGCGTTCTGCACTCGAGCAACGGCGGCCTCATCAAGGTGCCGCGGGCCACGCTGAACCTGGTCGGGTTCGCCGACGTGGTGAACATGTTCACGCGCCTGCTGCCCGGCTCCTACTCGAACGCGGTGTGGATGTGCTCGCCGGCGGTGATCGCGCAGCTGCTGCAGCTCGCGCTGACCCGGGGCACGGACGGCATCGCGTCGCCGCCGCTGTGGCTGACCGGCGGGCAGGCCATCGGCGACAAGCCGGTGACGCTGCTCGGCCGGCCGCTGATCGTGTCGGAGAAGGTGCCGAACCTCGGCTCCACCGGTGACCTCGCGCTGGTCGACTTCTCGCACTACCTGATCGGCGACCGGCAGGTCATGCAGGCGTCGAGCTCGCCGCACTTCAAGTTCAGCTCCGACGTCACCGCCTTCAAGATCGTCGAGCGGGTGGACGGCAAGCCCTGGGTGCCGACCCCGCTCACGCCCCGCAACGGCGGCCCGACCCTCTCCCCGTACGTGGCGCTCAGCGCGGCCACCAGCTGACCGACGACGCCAGCCGGGGCGGGCATTCACACCCCCGTCCCGGCCCGTTCCAACCGGCACTCAACCCCCGCACGGAAGGCAGATCATGAAGGCTCTCGGCAGGCTCTTCGACGTCGGCGTGGCCGTCGTCCCCGTCGACCTCGGCACCGCGGCGAGCACGGGCAAGCGGCTGCACCTGACGAACTACGGCGGCGTCGCCATCGTCGGCTTCCTCAACAACGGCACCGCCGCGCAGGCGCCCGTCTTCGACGTCCAGGAGCACACCGCCGCGAGCTCCGGCACGACCCGCGACCTCGACGTCGTGGCCACCTACTACGTCAAGTCGGCGGCGACGCTGGCGGGCACCGAGACCTGGACCGAGGTCACGCAGGCGGCCGCGTCGGAGATCACGAACGCCGACTGGGACGACGCGAACCAGGTGCTGGTCGTCGCCGAGGTCGAGGCGACGGCGCTGTCCGCGGACTGCGAGTGGATCTCGGTCACCATCACCGACCCCGGCACGGCCCAGGTCGGCGCCGCGCTCTACATCATGTACGACCTCGCCATCCAGCGGGCGCCGCAGAACCTGGCCAACCCGCAGGCGTAGACCAGCGATGACGATCTGGCTGTGCCGCCGCTGCACCGCCCGCTTCGCGGTGGGGCTGGCGGCGTGCCCGCAGTGCGGGTCGGTGATCCACCACGAGGAAGGGGCAGACATGCCCGGCAAGACCACCCGCCACGGAGGCGGCACCACCGCCAACCTCGAGGTCGTCACTGGCGACTTCACCGTCGACGAGGCCGCCGCGGCCGCGGTCGCCTCGGCCGCGCCGTCCCCGTTCGACACTCTCAGCGCCGACGAGCTGAAGTCCGCGTGCGAGGCTCGCGGCCTGGCGAAGTCGGGCTCCAAGCCGAAGCTCATCGCCCGCCTGGTCGAGCACGACGCCCAGCACCCCGGCGACCTGGGCGCCGAGGTCACCGCCGGCGGCGACGCCGACGAGGTCGTCGACGAGCTCGCGTCCGAGTACGACGTCTTCGACGAGGACGTGCTGCGCGCCGAGTGCGCCGAGCGCGAGCTGCCGACCGACGGCGACAAGGCGCAGCTCGTCGCCCGCCTGGTCGAGCATGACGCCGCCCAGGCCGCCGAGCAGGCCGCCAAGGAGGCCGGCTCCGATGGTGATGGGTGAGGACCTTCTCGCCATCTACGCCGAGGCCGCCGACGAGCGGCGCGCAGAGCAGGCCCAGCGCCCGGCCGCGTGCCCGAACGACGGGACTCCCCTCGAGGCCGGCCCTCGAGGGGAGCTGCACTGCCGCTTCGACGGCTGGCGGTGGCCGGACAACCGAACCGACTGACCGGAGGAGGACAAGATGGCGAAGTTCGCGCCCGACGCTGTGCTGGACCGGCCGATCGACGACGTCGCGTCCTCGACCCGGTACACGGTCCTGTCCGGTCAGCCGTCGAACTTCGCCGGCATCGCCGCGCTGCTGCTGGCCTCGACCACCGTCGACGCCGGCGACTTCACCAAGAGCAACGGCACCGTGTCCGGCCGCCGCCTGACGGTGGCCGCGCAGTCCGGGTTCAACGCGTCCGCGACCGGGCAGGCGACACACGTCGCGCTCGACGACGGCACGACGCTGAAGTACGTCACCACACTCGCCGAAGCGCAGAACGTCACCGAGGACAACCCGCTCAGCCTGGCGGCGTGGGACATCGAGTTCGAGGACCCGCAGTGAGGTCCGCCGATGGCTGAGCACACGATCTTCGGCGCCGACCCGTACCCTGGCACGCTCGCGCTGGCCACCGACGGCGACCCGAACATCGTCGTCAGCAACGGCTTCTACACGTTCACCGCCGGCGCGGACGGCTGGACGTGTGTCGGTGCCCGCCTGTACGTGCCGGGCTCGGTGAGCCTGGGCGGGCCGGTGGCGGTGGGCATGTGGGCCTACGCGGGCTCGAGCGACGGGCCTGACCTGTCGGCCGAGCCTGTCGTCGAGGGCATCATCGCCGACCCGGTCACCGGGTGGAACGAGGTCCGCTGGACGGGCGTCGAGGTGACGCCGGGTGTGCCGTGGTGGATCGGCTACGACCTGGGCGGCGGCGACTACCTGGCCGCCACCGACCTGTCGACGGGCTTCATCCAGGCGGCCGACGGCGCCACCGTGGTGCTGGGCGAACAGACCATGATCGACCTGGGGTCCCGGGCGTACTTCCGCATCGGCGCCGGCGCGACCGAGGGCGCCGGCGCCAACGGGTTCGGAGTCGACGTCATCGTCGACGACCAGGAGTCGCCGGCCGTGCTGCTCGTGCCGGTGTCGGCGCGGCACGGACACCGGGCCGGGTCGCCGGCGCTGACGCAGACGCACCTGCTGGCGCCGTCGTCGACGCGGCACGCTCACCGCGCCTCCAGCCCGGCGCTGGCGACGCAGACGGGTGTGCCCGGCACCATCGGCGCGGGGCCGGCGGCCGCGGTCCCTGGGACCGTGCAGGCGGGCACGTCGGCGGGGATCCCGGGGGTGGTCCGGTGAACGCCTGGTACTGCACCCGCCAGGACGTCATGGGCGCCCTGGACGTGAAGGTGACCGCGCGCGCCGAGCGCGACGTCGACCGCGCGGCCGCGAATGCGGTGGGCGCCGTCGACGCGCTGACGCGGCGCCGGTTCCACCCGTGGACCGGCACCCGCTACTTCGACTGGCCGTCGCGTGACCAACCGACGCCGTGGCGGCTGTGGCTCGGCCAGAACCTGCTGGTGACCGCGACCACGGTGCACAGCGCCGCCGTGCTGCTGGACCCGGCCGACTACTTCCTTGAGCCGGTGAACGACGGCCCGCCCTACGACCGGCTCGAGCTGAACCGCGCGAACAGTGTCGCGTTCGGTGGCGGCCCGACCTACCAGCGCACGGTCGAGATCGCCGGCGTGTGGGCCGGCGCCCCGGTGGTCGAGGTGCCGATCGGGGTGCTGGCCGGGGCGCTGTCGCCGGACCCGATGGCGTCGGCGAACATCACCCTGACCACGCCGCAGGTCGGTGTCGGCGACGTGCTGCGCATCGGCAGCGAGCGCGTGTCGGTGCGTGAGCTCACGATGGTCGACACCGGGCAGGACCTCGCGACGCCGCTGTCGGCGTCCGCGGCCGGCACGCTGGTGGCCGTCGCCGATGGCGACGCGTTCGCGGCCGGGCAGACGATCCTGCTCGACGCCGAGCGGATGCTGGTCGTCGACGTCGCCGGCAACAACCTCGTGGTGAAGCGGTCGTGGGACGGCACCGTGCTGGCCGCCCACACCGGCTCCAGCATCTTCTCCCGCACTGGGCTGGACCTGGTGCGCGGCCAGCTGGGCACGGCCGCGGCTGCGCACGACTCCGGCGCCACCATCTACCGGTGGGAGCCGCCGGCGCTGATCAACTCGCTGGCGATCGCCGAGTCGATCAACCAGTTGCGTCAGGAGAACACCGGCTACACCGACACCGTCGACAACCAGAACGAGTGGAACACCAGCGCGCTGCACAAGCTGCGCGAGGACGCCGCCGCCGAGTGGGGCCGCCGCGCCAGGACGGCGGCGATCTGATGGGCGGCGTGATCGTCACCTCGAGGGGCCCGCTGTTCGACGGCCGCGCCGGGCAGGCCATCGCGGCCGCCGTCGACAAGTCCGTCGACACCGTCGCCCGGGACGCCGTCGACGAGGTGCGGGCCATCCTCAGCGCCGACCTGCAGAACGCCACCGGCTACTACGAGTCGCAGATCCAGACCGAACGGCAGAGCGACAGCCAGGTGGTGAGCGACGCCGGCGTCGTGTACGGGCCGTGGCTGGAGGGCGTGAGCTCGCGCAACGCGTCGACCGGGTTCGCCGGCTACGGCCAGTTCCGCCGCGCCGCCGATCGGGTGCGGCAGCAGGCCACCGAGACTGCCGAGCAGGTGGTGCGTCAGCACCTGTCGGGGGTGCGGTGATGGACGTGTCCGGGATCGTCGACGGCCTGGTGTCCCACGCGGCGGCGCTGGGCCACTTCGAGCGGGTCAACACCCATGAGCCGCAGTCGCCGCCGGGGAACGGGCTGCACTGCGCGATCTGGGCCGACGACATCGGGCCGGCCCGCAACCAGTCCGGGCTGAACCGCACCAGCGTGCGGGCCGTGTTCATGGACCGGATCTACGGGCGCCAGCTCGAGCGGCCGGAGGACGAGATCGACCCGAACATGCTGCGCGCCACGGACGACCTGATGGGCGCCTACTCCGGCGACTTCACCCTGGGCGGGCGGGTCCGCAGCATCGACCTGCTCGGCCAGAGCGGCACGCCGCTGAGCGCGAAGGCCGGCTACGTGAAGATCGCCGACGCCCAGTACCGGGTCATGACCATCACCGTGCCGATGATCATCAACGACGTCTGGGAGCAGGTGGGCTGACATGGCCAAGCAGACCGGCATGGGGGACAACCTCTACGTCGACGGGTTCGACGTCTCCGGCGACACCCAGTCGCTGGGCCGCATCGCCGGCGGCCCGGCCCCGCTCGACCTGACCGGCATCGACAAGTCGGCGTTCGAGCGCAAGGGCGGGCTGCGCGACGGCGGCATCGACTGGACGGCGTTCTGGAACCCTGAGAACGCGCACCTCGCGGTGTCGACGCTGCCCCGCGCCGACCGGGTCGTCAGCTACTTCCGCGGTACCGCGCTCGGCTCGCCGGCGGCGTGCATGGTGGCGAAGCAGATCGGCTACGACCCCACCCGCAACGCCGACGGCTCGCTCACCGCGGCGCTGCAGACGCAGGCCAACCAGTTCGGCATCCAGTGGGGGCGCCAGCTCACCGTCGGCCGGGAGACGTTCACCGCGGCCGCGGACACCGACGGCCTCAACCTCGGTGCGGCGGGCGCGTTCGGGTTGCAGGCGTTCCTGCATGTGCTCGCACTCGACGGCGACGACGTCACGGTCACGCTCGAGGGGTCCAGCGACGACGGCGCCGGCGACGCCTACGCCGCGATCACCGGGGGCGCGTTCACTGAGGCGACCGATGTTGGCGCGCAGCGCATCGCGACGGCAGCGAACCTGGCCGTCGAGCAGTGGATCCGCGCCGCGGTCACCGGCACCTTCACCTCGGTCGACCTGGCCGTGGTGGTCGTCGTGAACGAGACGGCGGTGGTGTTCTGATGCAGCAGCGGCCCATCAACATCATCGACCCGAAGCTGCCGGCGGCCGCGATGAAGACCTACGCCGTCATCGCCAACCCGCAGACACACTTCCGTGCGGGCACCTGCGAGGAGGCCGGGTGTCTGGCGTTCCGGCACGGCTGGGCGACGGCCGTCGACCAGCGCACCGAGCTCGGTCAGCGCCAGGCCGCCTACATCCGCACCCGGTCGGGTCGGGCGTTCACCGAGGACGTGGACGCGCTGGGCCGGGTGACGTTCACGTTCCTGCCCGGGCAGCCGTGCTTCACCGAGCACCGGGTCCGGCTGGAGCGTGAGCCGCTGTACGTCGTCCGCGGTGGCGACTTCCGAGGCAACCCGCGCGGCACCCGCCCGCGGGTGCACACGTCCGCGGCCTCGTTCGTGGACGACTTCGCCAGCCACCAGCAGGGGCTGGCCGACCGACTGGAAAGGGGCTGACCATGGCCAACGCCCTGACGCCCCGACTCTGCGCGTGCGGCTGCGGCGAGTACGCCGCCGTCGATCAGCGCCGCAACCGCGTCAGCCGATTCATCAGCGGCCACAACGCCCGGCTGAGTCACCCGATGTCGGGACGCCATCACACGGAAGAGGTCAGGGCCCGGCTGGCGTCGTACACCGGTGAGCGAGCGTCGGCCTACAAGCACGGGTGGTCGCGGACGCCCACCTACAAGACCTGGCAGTCGATGCTGGGCCGGGTCGACGACCGGCGCAACGCCAGCTATCCGCTGTACGGCGGCCGCGGCATCACGGTCTGTGACCGGTGGCGCACCTTCGAGAACTTCCTCGCCGACATGGGCGAGCGACCCGCCGGGATGACCCTCGACCGCATCGACAGCGACGGGAACTACACGCCCGGCAACTGCCGCTGGGCCACCAGGAAGGAACAGAACGCGAACCAGCGCGACCCCGGCGGCTGGAACACCCGTCGCCGCAACATGGAAAAGGAGACGGCGCAATGAAGGAAACCGGGCTGGGGTGGACCACGCTCGACGTCGACGACGCCGCCGGCACCCCGCAGGACATCCGCAACGACGTCACGAACTTCAACTTCGCCACCCCGCGGGGGGTGCAGGACGTCACCGGCATCGACAAGTCGGCGTTCGAGCGGCTGCTGCTGCTCGCCGACTTCTCGATCACCCTGAACGGGGTGTTCAACGACGCCGCCTCGGACGCCTCGCACATGGTGCTGCGGACGGTGCCGTCGACGTCGGTGGCGCGGACGACGACCATCGTCATCTCGGGCCAGTCGCTGCCCGTCGAGGCGCTGTACACCGACTACGCGCTGACCCGCAACGCCGACGGCTCGCTCACCTGGACCGCGCCGGGTGTGCTCGCCAACGGCGCGGTCCCGACCTGGGCGACGGCCTGACCCACTGACGGGCGCGGCGGCCGGCCGGGCATCCCGGCCGCCGTGACCCTGCCTGTACCTGAGAGGGGAGCCTCACCATGGGCTTCGAGGTCAACCTGACCACGCTTCGGCTGCGGTTCACCGACCCGTCGTTCGACGGTGCGCAGGTCACCGTGCGCATGGTCGACGGCGACACCCTGGCTGCGGCCGCCGAGCTGAAGGACGTGGACATCGCCACGGTCAGCCCGGACATGCTCAAGCAGCTGCTCGACGGGTTCGCCGACGCGCTGATCGATTGGAACCTCGAGATCAAGGGTCGCCGGGTCAACCCGACCCGCGCCGGTCTTCGCAAGTTCGACGTCCTGTTCCAGCTCGAGCTGGTCAAGGCGTGGCTGTCCTCCTACGGCGAGGTGCTCGAGGCGTTGAAGGCCGCCGGCCAGGAGGCGGCGGAGCTCGAGTCCACGCTGAAGGTGGCGCCGCTGACGCACCAGCCGTAACCGGCACACCGACACCGACGGCGGGGAGGAGGCGGGCGGCGTGACCAACGTCATCGACATCGAGATCACCGGCAAGGACAACTCCAAGGCCGCGGTCACGTCGGCCACCCAGACCACCGACAAGCTCGGCCAGTCGACCAAGCGCGTCGGGGAGATCGCCACCGGCATCCTCGCCGCCGGCACCTTCCAGGCCATCGGGCAGGCCGTCACCAACTTCTTCAAGGGCGCCATCACCGGCGCCCGTGAGTCGGAGAAGGTGATGGCCACCACCAAGCAGATCATCGAGGCGACCGGTGGTGCCGCCCGCGTGTCCGCAGAGGAGGTGGCCAACCTCGCCGGCGCGATCTCGAAGAAGACCGGCGTCGACGACGAGGCGATCCAGACCGGCGCCAATCTGCTGTTGACCTTCAAGAACGTGAAGAACGAGGCGGGCGAGGGCGCCGACGTCTTCGACCGCGCCACCGCGGCGGCGGTCGACCTGTCCGCCGCCGGCTTCGGCTCCATCGACTCCGCCTCGAAGATGCTGGGCAAGGCGCTCAACGACCCCGTCGCCGGGCTCACCGCGCTGAACAAGGCGGGCGTGACGTTCACCGCGCAGCAGAAGGAACAGATCAAGGCGATGGTCGAGTCGGGCGACGTGCTCGGCGCCCAGAAGATCATCCTGGAGGAGATCGAGTCCCAGGTCGGCGGCACCGCAGAGGCTCAGGCCACCGCCGCGGACAAGGCCAAGGTCGCCTACGGGAACCTGCAGGAGTCCATCGGCGCGCTGCTGCTGCCCGCGCTGAACGCGCTGGCCACTGCCGGAGCTGCCGCCGCGGACTGGCTGGGGAGCCTGCCCGGCCCGGCGCAGGCGGTCGCTGTGGCGGTCGGCACCGCCGGCGCGGCGTTCCTGCTCCTGGCCCCCCGGGTCATCGCCGCACGGGCCGCTCTGGCCGCGTTCAGGGCGGAGTCCCCGCGGGCCGCCGGCGCGATCGGCGCGGTAGCCAAGGCCGCCGGCGGGCTGATGGTCATCAGTGCCGCGCTGCCGTTCCTCGACGACGCCGCCGGGCTGATCGAGAACATCGGCCGCTCCGGCGAGGCGTCGGTGTCCGGGCTGGGCGCGGCGCAGCAGGCGCTCGCCGAGTACACCGCCGGCGGGTCGGCGAACATCGATGCCCTGGTCGGGCATGTCCACAACCTGAACAGCGGGTGGGACCAGAACGCGTTGCGTGTGATCGGGCTGAAGGACACCCTCGGTGGCGCCGAGCAGGACTTCAGGAACATCTCCGACGCGCTGGCCGCGATGGTCGCTGCCGGCCAGGCCGACCAGGCGGAGGAGACCTACGGCCGGATCCGCGAGCAGCTGATCGACGCCGGCGCGAACGCCGACGACGTCGACCGGGCGTTCTCCTCCGTCATCGACGCGCTCGCCGGCGCCGAGGCTCAGGCCGTCAACACCGCGGCCGCCACCGACGAGCTGGCCGGGGCGTCGAAGCTGGCCGGCGACAACGCCGCGATGCAGGCGGAGAAGCTCGAAGAGCTGGCCGGGCAGGCCACCACTGCGGCCGAGGGGATCCTCGCGCTGCGTGACGCCAACCGCGGCGTCGCTGAGGCGTTCGCCACCGCCACCGAGACGATCGCCGCGAACGGCGAGACGGTGGACATCAACACCGAGGCCGGCCGCGCCAACCAGGAGGCCGTCGACAACCTGGCCGGCGCGCACCTGGGCCTGATCCAGAAGCTGATCGACGAGAAGAAGCCGACCGAGGACGTGTCGTCGGCGATGGAGACCATGCGTGCCCAGGTGCGTGAGGCCGGCCTCGCCGCGGGCATGACGGAGGAGGACGTCGAGGGGCTCATCACCGACCTGCTGCAGGTGCCGGGCGACTACGTCGCGCGGGTGGAGGCGGCGAAGACGAAAGAGGCCCAGGATCGTGTCGCCGGGGTGCAGCGGTTCCTCGACAACTTCGAGGGCACGTACACGGCGAACGCGCAGGCGCACGCCGACAGCCGCTCCATCAACAACGCCAACGCCGCGATCAACAACGCCGCCCGCAACCGGTCGTCGACCATCTACGTGCAGACCGCGTTCGCCGGCGGGCCGCTGTCCCCGGACTACCTCGCCACCGGCGGCAACGTCGGCGGCGTCGGCGCTCGTCAGACCGCGGCGACCGGGGGTGCGCGCGGCGGCGCCAACGTCATGGTCGGTGAGCTGGGGCCGGAGCTGGTGGAGCTGCCGTTCGGTACGCGGGTGGTGCCGTCCGGGCAGTCGCAGGCCCGCAGCAGCGGCGGCGCGCCGGGCTACAACCCGCGGCCGGGGAGCACGCCGGGTGAGGCCGGCCTGCTGATGGCGATGGAAGAGCTGCTGGCGAAGATGCTGGGGAAGGGCACCTATTACGAGGACTTCACCTGGAAACAGGCGTCCGGGAATATGAACGCCTGGAACGACCAGATCATGCACCTGATGGACCTCTCGGGATTCAATGCGCACTGGTCGGACCGGGACGCCAACGCGGCGTGGTTGAAGAAGCAGATCGCCTTGATGAAGGCGGAGTGGACGAACCTCGAGGACCTGCCGGAGTACGAGGGCCCGCCGCTCGGCGGTGGCGGCGGTGGAGGTGGTGGCGGGGGCGGCGTCTCGCAGAGGATCGTGCTGGAGTTCCGCTCGTCGGGGTCGGCGGTCGATGACCTGGTGGTTGAGCTGCTGCGCAAGTACATCCGGGTGCGGGGCGGGAACGTGCAGCTGGTGCTGGGGACGGGGCGTGCGCGATGACGTTCCCGGATACGCCGTTGCCGATCACGGTCGAGTTGTTCTACGACGGTGTGTGGAATGCGATCGACCCGGGCCTGGTGTATCGGCGCGATTCGATCGTCATTACTCGCGGCCGCACCAATGAGGACAATTCCGGGATTCTCGAATCCCGCTGCACGATGAGCATCAACAACCGTGACGGGCAATTCAGCCCGCGCAATCCGGTCGGCCCGCTGTACGGGAAGATCGCGCGCAATTCGCGGATCCGGGTGACGGTGACCACGCCTGACACGACCGAGCGGATCCGGTTCACCGGCGAGGTGGCGGCGTGGCCGCAGGAGTGGGACACCACCGGCACGGACGTGTGGGTGCCGATCGAGGCGTCCGGCGTGACGCGCCGGCTCGGCGCCGGCAACGAGGTGCAGCTGTCGTCGTTCCGCCAGTTCATGATCGACGCACAGTCGTCGCTCCCGGACAACTACTGGCCGCTCGATGCGGAGTCCGGGATCACCCGGTCGTTCAACGTCACCAGCGACGGCGTCATCGGGGTGAAGCCGTTCGCCCCGGCCGGCCTGGGCTACGTCCGCTTCGGTGAGGGTGACCTGGCCCCGCTGCCGAACGGTGCGGAGATCGGCGGGTCGCCGTCCGGGTACAGCGCCACCTGCACGGTCGGCATCGACAACACGCAGATCGCGATGGACTTCGTGTTCAAGTCCGAGAAGCTCGGCCGGCTGCGGATCTCCATCGGCAAGTCGACCGGCGCGTCGACGCGCTGGAGCATCCTGCTGCGCGGCAACACCAACGACAACGACGTCGGCCTGGCGCTCGGCATCGACGTCAACCCGTTCGCCCACTCCGGTGTGCTCCCCGAGCTGTCTGACGGCACGGTGCACCACGTGCGCATGGTGCTCTTCCAGGACGGCAGCGACGTCGACTACACCGTGTATGTGGACGGGGTGTCGCGGCTGTCCGGCACCCGCAGCAGCGAGGTGCTGCCCGACACGGGCGACGTGAAGGTCGACTACGACCAGGACGAGATGGACTACGGCGGCGCCCCGCTGGCGCTGGGCCACTTCTGCGTGTTCGTGTTCGCCACCGAGCCGGACATCGACGAGACGATGCTGGCGTTCCGGCAGTACGCCGGCGAGACCGCCGGGCGCCGGATGGAGCGGCTGTGCGGTGAGCACGGCCTGACGTTCAGCGCCGTCGGCGACCTCGACGCGACCGTCGTGATGGGTCCCCAGGGCGCGGGCGGCCTGACGGCGGCGCTCATCGACGCCGCGACCGCGGACGGCGGCCTGCTGTTCGAGCCGGCCGACGCGCTCGGCTACGCCTACCGCACCCGCGAGGACCTGTACAACCAGGCGGCCGCGCTCGAGCTGGACTACTCCGACGGCGTGCTGTCGGAGGTGCCGACCGCGATCGAGGACGACTCGTTCACCCTCAACGACGTGACCGCGTCGTCGCCTGGGGGCGGGTCGGCGCGGGCGGTGCTGGAGTCCGGGCCGATGTCCGTCCAGGACCCGCCTGACGGGGTCAGCCGCTACCAGGGGAGCATCAGCCGCAACGTCCTCAGCGACGGCACCCTCGCCGACCAGGCGGGGTGGGCGCTGCACCTGGGCACGATCGACGAGCCGCGGTTCCCGGCGATCGCGCTGAACCTGGCGCGGCCACTGATCGCCGGCGACGACGCGTTGACCGCGGCGATCGCCGAGCTCGGCTTCGGTGACCTGGTGTCGCTGGTGAACCTGCCGGTGTGGGTGCCCGGCGACGCGCTGCAGCTGGTGCTCGGGTACGCCGAGCTGCTGTCGAACTTCGAGTGGCAGGTGCGGGTCAACGGCCGCCCCGGGTCGGCGTTCACCGTCGCCGACACCGACGTCGACCGGTACGACGCGATCGCCAGCGCGCTCGCGTCCGGCGTGAACAGCACCGCCACCACGCTGTCGGTGGCCGACGACTGGGACGCCGGGGTCTCGCTGTGGAGCACCGACGACGCCGTGGTCCCGTTCGACATCGGCATCGGCGGTGAGCAGATGACGGTGTCGGACATCTCCGGTACCACCAGCCCGCAGACGTTCACCGTCACCCGGTCGGTCAACGGTGTGGTGAAGAGCCACGCGACCGGCGCCAAGGTTCAGCTCTGGAAGACCCCGAGGTACGCGCTATGACCAGGCTCGCAGGCGACCCGATCACCGCCCCGCCGGCGGTGAACATCCAGGTGTTCACCAGCTCCGGCACCTGGAACAAGCCGGCCGGGATCCGCTACGCGTGGGTGCGGGTGCAGGGCGCCGGCGGCGGCGGGGGCGGCGCCGCGACGACGGCGGCCGCGCAGTCCGCGGTCGCTGGTGGTGGAGGTGGCGGCGGGTACGGCGAGGACTTCATCCCGGCGTCGTTGCTGTCCGCCACTGAGAGCGTGACCGTGGGCACCGGCGGCGGCGGCGCCACCGCGGGGAACAACGCGGGCAGCGCCGGCGGCGACTCGTCGTTCGGTTCGTTCATCACCGCGACCGGTGGTGGTGGCGGAAGCGGCTCCGCCTCGGTCGGCTCTGGCGGCGGCGCCGGCGGCACCGGCGGGTCGACGACGGGCGCGCTGGTGTCGACGCAGGGGTCCGACGGCACGTCCGGGCGGGGCGCGGCCGGGATCATCCGCACTGGCGGTGCGGGCGGGTCGTCGTTCTTCACTGGCCGGGCGCGTGACGCGGCGAGCGGTGTGGGCTCCGCCGGCGCGAATGCCGGCAACTTCGGCGGTGGCGGCACGGGCGGCCTGAACGCCGCCTCTCAGGGCACCGCCCGCGCCGGCGGCGACGGGTCCGGCGGCGTCGTCATCGTCATCTCGGTCCTCTGAGAGGGGGTTGCGCGTGGCTGTTGTGAAGGCGCCGGGGATGCCCCGCATCGAGACCATCACCGCGACCGGCACCTGGTACAAGCCGAACGGTGTGCGCGCCGTGTGGGTGCGCGTGATCGGTGGCGGAGGCGGCGGCGGTGGTGCGGAGTCGACCATCGCGGGGCAGGCCGCGGTCGCCGGTGGCGGCGGTGCCGGCGGCTACTCCGAGGAGCTCATCACCGCGGCGTCGCTCCCGGACGCGGTGTCGGTCGTGGTCGGGGTCGGTGGCGCGGGCGGGGCTGCGGGGCAGAACGCCGGCGGGGACGGTGAGTCGTCCAGCTTCGGCGCGTTCTGCACCGCCAACGGCGGCGGCGGTGGCCTGTCCCCGGCGTCGGCCACCGCGACGATTGGTGCCGGCGGCGCCGGCGGCGGCGCGTCCGGCGGGCACGTGAACTGTCACGGCGGCGACGGCGCGAACGGCCGCTCCGCCGCCGACGTGATCAACCAGCCCGGCTACGGCGGCGACAGCCAGCTCGCCCCGCCCGTGTACGGCCCGGACTTCTTCGTCGCCACCTCCGAGGGTGCGCCCGGCATGTTCCCCGGCGGCGGCGGCGCCGGCGCGCAGAACGCCGGCGCGATCGCCGGTGCCGACGACAAGGCCGGCGGCGCCGGCGCGCCCGGCGTCGTCATCGTCATGAGCTGGATGTGAGGCGCTGATGTTCCAGGCGGGCAACGTCATCTACGCGCCGGGCGAGCCGACCTTCGAGGTATTCACCTCGAGCGGGACATGGACACGGCCGGACGGTGTGCGGTCGGTGTGGGTGCGGGTCGTCGGCGGCGGCGGAGGCGGCGGCGGTGCGGAGATCACCGGCGCCGGCGAGTCCGCCTGCGGTGGCGGCGGTGGCGGCGGCGGGTACGCCGAGTCGATCGTCCCGGCGGACAAGCTGACCGCGACCGTCACGGTCACCATCGGGGCGGGCGGCGCCGGCGGGGTGGGCGGGGTGTCGCCGGGCAGCGCCGGCGGCAACACCTCGTTCGGCTCGTTCGCCGTGGCCGGTGGCGGCCGCGGCGGGAACAACGGCCCGGACATCGCCTCACCGCCCATCCACATCTCGCCGGGCGGGCTCGGCGGTGAGGGCCTGACCGGTGACGTGCTGGTCGCCGGTGGTCCGGGTTATCCGGGTATCGGCGCCGACGGCACGATCTGGCAGGGCGGCCGCGGCGGCGCGTCGGTGTTCGGCGGCGAGCAGCGTGAGACCGCGTCCGGCATCACCGGCGCCGGCGGCGCCGGAACGCCGCGCGGTGGCGGCGGCACGGGCGCCTTCAACGCCCAGAACCAGGCAGCGGCCCAGGACGGCGGTGCCGGCGCGGCCGGCCTCGTCGTCGTGGTCGCGTTCTTGTGAGAGGAGCACAGCATGACCATCGTCCCTGACTTCGGCGACGACGAGGACCCGTTCACGGAGGAGGACGGCCGCGGCGACGACGTCGACCAGGCCCTCCCCGACGTCGACGACCCCGGCGAGGCGTCGTGACCACCACCTACATGCCGCGGTCGGCGTGGACGCCGACCGCCCGCGGCGGCGCCCAGCTGACCGGATCGAAGCTGGTCGGCCTGGCCTGCCACTGGCCCGGCTCCACCACCAACGCCTACGGCGTCGAGACGGCCGCCGCGGTGGCCGGGCGTCTGCGCGGCTGGCGCCAGTTCCACGTCGAGGATCGCGGCTGGGCGGACATCGGCTACAACTTCGCGATCGACCAGGCCGGCCGCGTGTGGGACCTGCGCGGCTCGTCCCGCGTCGGCGCCCACTGCGCGAGCGCCGGGAACCCCGACGCGAACCACGAGTACATCGGCGTGCTGTTCGTGCTCGGCGACCAGGAGCAGCCCACCGCGGCGATGACCCAGGCGTTCTGGGACTTCCGCCGCGACGTGTTCCAGGCCAAGTGGCCGGGCCGCAACGACGTGCGCGGCCACCGCGAGGTGCCTGGCGCGCAGACCTCCTGCCCCGGCAACGCGGTGATCGCGCTGACCAACGGCCGGCCGACCCCGCCGGGGAAGCCCACCCCACCCACGACACCACCGACCGCAGACGCCATGGAGGACGAAGTGGCCACAGGCACGATCCAGAAGTACGGCTCCAGCCAGTACGTGCACATCGTCAACGGCGACGTCCAGATCATCTCGGCCGGCACCTACGGCGTGCTCGCCCGCGGCCTGGTCCCGCACCAGGACCCGGCCGTCTCCAACGACGCCATCCGCACCCTGATCGCGTTGCAGGAGCTTCGCGAGGCCCGGCGCAACGGGCTGGTCGCCCACGCGGTCAACGCGTTCCAGGCGGGCGACGACGAGTACTCCCTGTACACCATGGCCAAGAAGACGGCCATCGAGACCGGGGCGATCCTGCCCGACGAGGGCTGACCGTGGCCGACCTCCCCGACTGGCTGGCCGGCATCACGATCGAGCAGATCGTCGGCCTGATGATCGCGCTGTCCGTCGCGAGCTTCGCCGGGCGCAAGCTGTGGCGCGGTACGCGGCGGCTCGGCGCGCTCGTCGACGACCTGCTCGGCACGCCGGCCCGGCCAGGGGTGGAGGCCCGGCCCGGGCTGATGGAGCGCGTCGCCGGTGTCGAGGCGACCACGTCGGCGACCGCCGCGCAGCTCGAGACCACCGCCGGGAAGGTCGACACCGTGCACCACCAGGTGCTCCCCAACGGCGGCACATCGCTGCGAGACGAGGTGACCAGGACCAGTGCCGGCCTGGCAGACGCCGTCGAGCGGCTCGACGCGCTCGACGCGCGGCTGAAGGCCGTGGAGGAACGCACCGGAGAGGAGGAACCATGAGCAGCATCGCCCCGTACGCCAAGGCGGTCGCCGGCGGCGTCGTCGGCGGCCTGACGGCGCTGGGTACTGCGCTCACCGACGGCGCCGTGACGCCGGCCGAGTGGGTGGCCGTTGCGCTCGGCTTCATGGGCGGGCTCGGCATCGTGTACGTAGCGCCGTCGAACCGGCAGTCGTTGTAGCAGGGGAACGCCGTCCACCTCCAGCTGGAGGTGGACGGCGTTCTACTGTGCCGTCCGCCGGTACGACGCCCCCGCCACCCTTGCCACCGCGCCCCACGTTGATCGTCAGGCCACGGACGGTGACCAGCTCGGTGTATTCCACCTGTGACGGAGCCCCCGCCACCACTGCTGGGGGCGGGGGTTCCGCTCGGCGCTGGCCGGGTCGTGGCGGGCTTGAGGTCCCGCTCTCCGGCCATCCATCCGTGCTCCGGCCGACCATGCTTCCCCGGCGGCCGGCGGTGAGGTTGACGCCGAGTTCTAGGTCCGGCCGTTCGGTGGCCGGCGCTGGTTGTACTCGTCGAGGTCGGCGGCGACGTCGGCGCCCCACGTGGCGATCTCCTCACCGAGCAGGGCGATGTAGTCGACGGCCTGCTGGCCGGCGTCGGCGACGCCGCGGTGCCAGCTGCCGGGGAGCCGGTCGACGAACTTGTCGAGGTGGTCTTCGGCGGCGGCGGTGAGGCGGTGGGCGCGCTCGGGCACGCGCCAGTCGGTTACCTTGGGCACGGGTCCCTCCAGGTCTCGTCTGGATGTGGATCAAGAACCCCGTTCGGCGTTGGCGCGCCGGGCGGGGTTCGCTGGTCAGTAGGCCTCGAACGGGTGGATGGTGGACCCGACGACGCGCATGTCGTACTGGTCGAGGACGAACGTGGTGTGGTGCTTGTCCCGGGCGTGGTCCCGGGCGGCGTCCTCAGCGGTCCCGTAGGTGGCGAACGCGCGGCCGGTCCACCGGCAGGCGGGGCAGCGGGCCCGATAGCGGGGCGCCGGGGCCGGCGGCGCCGCGGGCTGGTCGGTCGGCATGGTGGCCCCGAGGATACGCCGCTCAACCGAAGTTGGGTTACCCGATGTCGGCATAGTCCGCTTCTCCTTGTGGTGGATCACGGGCGGCCCGCGTATGTGCGGTTGATCGCGACGCTGCGCGAGGTCCGCCTGGAGCGGGGGCTGTCGCAGCGCATGGTGGGTGAGCGGCTCGGCGTGGTGCAGACGGTCGTGTCGAAGATCGAGACCGGTGAGCGCCGCGTCGACGTCGTCGAGCTGGTGGATCTGTGCCGGGCGCTCGACGTGGAGCTGCTCGAGGTGCTGGACCGGGCCGGCGTCCGCTACCGCCGGCCGGGGCCGCTAGTCCTCGAAGATCGATTCGTCGTCGTCGGTGTAGTTCCGCAGCTCGTCCCAGCCGGTGGTGATCATGCCGCCGACGAACAGCACGGCGATGATCACCAGGATGGTGATGCCGATCTGCCTGCGGGTCACGGCTTCGGCCCGTCGAGCTGCCGGCGCTTGCGGTCGGCGGTGAGGATGGCGTCGGTGACGGCCAGCTTGATCAGGAGGTACTGGATCGCCAGGCCGACCACGATCGCGACGAGCACGCTGCCATCGTCCATGGGGTCTCTCCTCTGTTCGCTGTTGCAGGTCGCGGCGCATCATCCCTCCACCCCCGGACTGTTGCTCGCCGCGGCGGTGTCGTCGTCGTGAGGTCGGTACCAGGACAAGGTCAGACGGATCTCACGGCGGCCGCGCGCCTTGACCGTGACGCCGGTGACCGAGGCGCCGCGGCTGTGCTCGCTCTCCCGCTCCTTCACGTGGTCGTCCTCGCCGAGCTCGGCGACCCAGGCGTCGAACGCCGCCCGGCCGCTGACGTCGAAGGTGAGGTGCACGTACAGCCAGGGGTCCTTGTAGCGGTAGACGCGCACGTCGTCGGGCATGGGCAGCAGCGGCCGGTCGGCGAGGTAGGTGAGGACGGTCTGCAGGTCGCCGAGCGAGACGCCGGCGGTGGACTGCGCGATGGTGGTCATGCTCGTACCTCCTGTGCGGTGCGGACGCGGTACCGGCCGCGGCCGGTACGTCGGTGGGTGGGCTGGTGGGTGGTGCCGCGGGTGGCCCAACTGGTGTCGCGGAGCTGGGTGATGGCCCAGTACATGGCGGGGCGGATGAGCAGCGCCTGGTAGGGGACGAGCAGCGGGGTGAGCAGCAGCCAGGCGGCGATGCGGGTCCGCAGCGGCAGGCCGGGCCGGTCGAGGGCGTAGTGGGCGGCCTGGACGTAGACGAGGATCGCCCAGTAGGCGAAGGCCTCCCAGTAGATGCGGCCGCCGGCGACGGGCACGGCGATGAGCACGACGGCCAGCACGGGCGGGTAGAGGGTGAGCAGGGTGAGGTTCCAGCAGCGCAGCGCGAGCGCCCACCCGGTGAGGTGCCGCAGCTCCCACGGCAGGTACCGGAAGTAGCCCTTGAACCAGCGCACCCGCTGCTTGAAGGTGCCGCGGGTGGTGGTGGGCATCTGGAACTCGACGACGGCTTCGTCGACGGCGACGACCTGGCCGCGCTGCAGCGCGTAGTGGGTGAGCCGGCGGTCGTCGCCGTAGGTGCCGTCGGTGACGTACTCGGCGGCGTGGTCGAAGATGACCGCGGCCCGGTAGATCGCGAGTGGGCCGGAGGTGGGGGCGACGGCGCCGACGAGGGAGCGGGCGCGGCGGGCGATGAGGTTGCCGAGGTTGAGCTCGAGGTCGACCAGCCGGGTGAGCAGGTTGTCGGTGCGGTTGCGCACGATGCAGGCGCCGGTGGCGGCGTGGATGCGGGGGTCGGACATGGCGCGCAGCAGCTGCTCGATGCCGTCGGGGGCGACGACGGAGTCGCTGTCGACGGTGACGATGTAGTCGGCGTGCTTGCGGCCGGTGAGGCCGGCGATCTGGGCGTGCCGCTTGCCGGCGTTGTGCTGCCGCAGCCACGTGACGCGCGGGTCGTGGATCGTCGGTTCGACGGGGGTGTCGGAGCCGTCGTCGACGACGATGATCTCGTGCACGGGCACGGTCTGCAGTAGCAGCGACCGCACGCACGCCTCGAGCAGGGCGGGGTCCTCGTTGTAGGCGGGGACGATGACGACGACCCGGCCGGCCGCGACGGGCAGGTGGGTGAACCGGCGCCGCCGCGCGCTGGCGGCGAGCATCCAGATGAGCATGCCGGCGACGGTGAGGTAGAAGACGGTGGCGAAGTTCAAGCGCGGGGCTGCGAACCAGGCCTGCTGGTGGAAGGCGAGGACCGTGGCGGCCGCCAGGATGGCGACCGCCCAGCCCCCGGCCTTACGCCCGGCCACGGCTCCTTCTCGTGAGCCGCGTCGCGGTGATGCCGATGACGACCAGCGCGACGCCGATCGCCAGCACCCACGACAGTCCGGTCGCGCCGCCGGCGACGGCGACTCCGGCGCCCGTGGTGGGCAGTGCCCCCTCGTACATGGATCTTCCTTTCTTCTGGTTCGCCCGCCCCCGGGTGGGGCGGGACGCTGTGGTGGTGTGCGTCTACAGGACGTTGACGGCGGCGGTGAGCCGCTCGGGTGCGACGTAGGTGTAGACCTGGGTGGTGTTGAGCGAGGCGTGGCCGAGCAGTTCCTGGACCTCGCGGATGTCGCGGCCGCGGGCGAGCAGCTCGGTGGCGAACCGGTGCCGCATGGAGTGCCCGCGGCGCCCGCCGAGGGCCTGCTTGGCGATGTGGCCGATGGAGGACGGGTTGAGGTGCCGGCCGCGGCGGCCGGGGAACAGCCACCTGCGGATCGCGTCGGGGTCGCTGGTGCCGTAGCGCCAGCCGGTGCCGGCGTGGCCGGCCTGCCGGCGCGCCCATTCGGCGACCAGCGCGTCGGCCAGTCGCGGGTGCACCGGGACGTCGCGGTACTTGCCGCCCTTGCCGTGGATCCGGATGAACACCGGCCACATCACCGTCTTGCCGGTGGCGTCGTCGACGACCGGGCGGCCGGCGTCGTCGGTGACGGGCTTCCAGTTCAGCCAGGTCCACTCCGAGCGGGCGATCTCGCCGCGGCGCATGCCGCCGTAGCCGGCCATCAGCAGGATCAGCTCGACCCGGTCGGTGGCGTCGTCCAGGCCGTCGGCGAGCACCGCCTCGCTGACCGGGTCGGGCAGCCGGCGCGGGACGCTGATGCGTTCCAGCGCGGCGGTGGGGTCGCTCTTGCAGCGGCCCTTCGCGTACGCCCAGCGGTAGAAGCCGCGCAGTGCGGACTGGTGGCTCGACGTGGTCGAGGCGGTCCACTCGTACAGGGCGAGCCAGGCGACGACGTCGTCCTCGCTGATCCGCCACGGGTGGGTGCTGATGTGGTCCGCGGCGAACCGGCGTAGTTGGGAGCGCCGCACGAGGATCGTGTTAGTGCTGCGCTTGGCCGCCCTGAGCACCAGCGTGTAGTCGTCGATGGCTGACCGCCATGCGGCGGCCTTGGTCCGCGCGAACACATCGCCCCCCCGGGGATGCCCTGCATCGTTGCTAGGGACAACCATCGGGTCGATGTTACGTAAAGTCAC